TAGGACTTTTGCAAGACGCTAAATTATCTGTTGAAAATCATTTAGAACAAAGTGTCAACTCAGTCACTGGTAATTTATTAAATACTTCACAAAAAGCTAGTGTTATACAGAATCTAAAGTTACAAAAATTCGATACTGCTATTAACGAAATACAAAAAATAGCATCTTTAAAAACAGGACTAACAAATGCTGCGGATGCTACGCAAGAAGCATTAGGTATAAGTCAGGATAGACTTGAAACATTAATCCAATCGCAGACTTGCGATTTGTCTTCTAATATTTCTTTTAATGATGTAGCTGCCTCGGCAACCGCTGCTACATCTTACATTTCAGAAATAGGTAATCACGCAGTATCGTGGAATGGTGCTAATACTGCTGTCTCGACAAACTATGCTATAAATATCACTGATGGTGATTACCAGTTTGCAAGAGTTATTACTCTTGAAGAATTAGTCGCTGAATTTAATAGTGTTAAAAGGGAAGTAACTGAAGTAGTTGTACATTGGACTGAGCATTTCTTAGATCAGCCACACGCTGGTGCTAGAGAGGTTCATGCAATCGCTAATGATATGAATTTAGAAGGATGCAACTATCACTATATTATAAAAAAGAATGGAAATATAGAAAGAGGTCGACCAGTTGAAATTCCTGGTCAGCATGCAGAAGATCACGATGAGTTTACAATAGCTGTAGCATTTATTGGTGGAATGAATTCGTATTCAACGCAAGATCCTACTACGTTTGAATTTGGTCCGGAAAGCATAACCCCAATTCAATACGAATCGTTAGATTATTTATTAAAAGCTTTTTATACAATTTGGCCAGGTGGGCAAGCATTTGGCCATAATGAAATTAGTCCAGAATGGGCCCATGATCCTGGATTTTCAGTTTCCGATTATGTTGAGAATAAATTTAATAAAGTTAATGCTATAATACCATCTAACGGATCTGTTTCACCTGATGTCTTAGTGGCGGAGCCTCCTACAACGCAAGGTGCAAGTGCATATAATGGATTTGAAAATGAAAAAGTTGACGCATTTGCTGCTCCTCCTAAAAATGCGATAGAAGCAGTGCAAGAGGTATTACCCGACCCGCCAGCTCCAATAAATGCTAATCCTAATGAGGATGCAGCAATATTACGTGGAGATCCAGCCGATGCACATACAGCTATAAAGAACGAAGTTCAAAAACAACTTGAGTTTGAAAAGCAATTGAAGATGATGGCTGGAGATTTAGAGATTGACGACGCTGTTGAACAAGTTACGGCGGGTGTTAATAATGCCGTTCAAAACACTGATGTGCTTGCATTATCATCTGAGACTCTAGTTGGCCCTGCAGAGAAGCTATTAGCAAAAGTTAAAAGCGAAGGCTCGGATGTATTTGGCAGAGTTAAAGATACATCATCAAGTGCAAAGACATTCTATCAAGATCTCAGTGGTGATGTATATATTGAAGAAACAAATAAAGACCTCCTTGATAATCTAAAGACTCTCGAGCCAGGGCTTAGTTCAATAGAACGAACATTAAAAGCAACAGACTTACGTAAATATAGTAGCGCAACCGATAGTTGGGTTATAGTGAAAGCAGGGGAAAAATAAATGAGTGTAGTACCTGGAGAAATACGTCAGCGATATGAACAAAACCGAGGTAATGCTGAAGCCGGGCAGGTTTCAGGCGGATTTAATTCTCCGGCGGGTGACATACCAAGACAAGATTATTGGTATCAACCGGGCACGAGTAAGGCCGCCCGGGGATCAGAAGAAATCAATTTAAATTATGAAGGTCTATCGCTAGATAAACAGAGTCTAGACTTAATGCATAAGGTTTCTACACAATATCCTGAAGGATATGTTCGTGTAAGTGGAACAGGTGATCCTACTACTAGTCATAGTGTAGTGTATGACGACACTAGAGGCGGTGAAAGAATATGTTACAGACACTCGTCTGGTTCTGGTATTGACATGAAGCCTGACGGATCTATTGTTATTGTATCAAGAAATAACAAAGTAGATCTCACAACCGGCAATCACCATGTAATCGTTGAAGCAAATGGTACTATGGTTTATCGCGGTGATGTTAATATGAAAGTTGAAGGTGATTATAATCTTGACGTTGGAGGTAACTACAATATAAAGATTGGCGGCAACTGGAATCTAAATGTATTAGGTGCATATTCAAAAAGAGTCATTGGCGCATTTATAGAATCTATTGGTAAAGGTAAATTCGTAACAGTCCTTGGGGATTTAACGCAAACTTTATTAGGTAAAGTATCTGAATCAATTAAGGGAAATCATAGCTTAATAGTAAAAGGTGAAGGCGATTATAATTATGGCCAAGATGTAGTTGTAACATCTGAAGTAGAAGTTAGTATGTCTGCACCAAGCATCAATGCAGTTGCACAAGATATGACGCTTACGGGTAATACCGGAACTATTGGTGGTGAGAATATCGTAATGTATAATTACAATATGTACACGGGCCATTCAATAAATGCAATTGATACTGTTACCACAAAAAGTATGTATGCTACTGATACTTTGAATTCACAAACAATAACCGGAACAAGAATCAATTCAACATCTATGCATGCAACAACTTTCCATGGTGACTTAACTGGAATGGCTGATCAAGCAATTTCTGCTGATACTGCAAATGTTGGTCCGTCAACGGGCAGTGCGGCTGGATTTACAAATGATAATACTACGGCAGATGCTGTAGATGCGACTGCAGCAAATACTACAAAGGGTCCAAAGAAATGGCCAATTGATGCTGCGGATGATTATGGTCCTACTGGAAGAGACGATCAAAAACCAGTTCCAACCGAAGTTACTACTAAGCTATGGTTGGAAAATGGTGTTGCGATGATTCAGCCAGTAACAGTCGATGATGATGACGGAATTAAAAATGATCAAGATTTAACTAACTCAACTGCCGGAGTAACACATAGGCCCTTAACGGTTAATGAAGTAAGAACAAAATTAAGAGTGAAAGCTAACAGAAATAACACTGCATTTACACAGAAAATGATTGAGCAAGGAGTGTTAGATCCTTCATACACTGAAAAAACTCCGGCTTTTGTTGGTAGAATAGTAAGTGATAAGCCACAGGCTAGATTAGGTCAAACTATCATAGGGCAAAAAGATGTAGCACTTACAAATATTAGATACCAACCTGCAGATACTCGTCAGAAAACCCAAGTAAAAATAGTTATACCTGAGAGCCAATATAATCCAAATAATTTCTCTAAAGTTACAATGGGCACGCTCATCGGAAATGGATGGCCAATATCTAAATTTATGGATGAAGGACAGAATTTAAATCATTTGGATTTAATACAACGTAAACAATTAGCAAGAAATTTAACTGCTATGGTTAAAATCTTGCAAATCGCAAAGATACCAGCATTTATGAAAGGTTATAATCCGGTTATTAAATTCGGTGTATCAAAAATAGGGGATAATGAGCATCCTCCAGTTAATAGCTTTTCTGACTTTGCTTCTACAGGTAGAGCAATAGGTTTTGAAGTAGTCAATTCAGCAACTGGAGAAATATCTTTGGATGCCACATATGATTTAGTATGCTACTTAAAAGATAATTGTGAATACAGAAAACTGGTATTGTCATATGATACAATGGGACCGAGTGGTAATGAAACGGGAGAATCTGCAGCACTTCATGCTTTGATATTAGTATCAATTCCTGAAATTCCAGAAGATTTTAAAGCATCGTTTAAAATGAAAATTGCAACTTCACATAATTATGAAGTTCAATCTAATTCAGATTTTGTAGAATCACTAGAAGAGGAAGCCATTGCGTTACCGGAGTCTAATCCAGATGAACCAGAAATCACAATAGACGGTTTAGTGGACGTTATGACTAAAAAAGGATACACAGCAAAAGTTGCGCAACCTGTATATGATAAGTTTCAGAATTTTATTAATGATTTGGAAGCAGCTGGATATACTATTGAGAATATTAGTGGATATAGTCGAACTAAGCAATCTTATGGAAAAGATTATAAAGGTACAGATATATGGTCTGCTCAAGCTTCAGGATTAGCTATAATAATAGATCCACATAAAAATACCAGCGGAAGTGGCAGAAATCCCCCTAAAAATATTTTACCAGCCGGCGTAGTAAAAATAGCTCGGAAATATGGAATAGTTTGGGGAGGAGGTGGATCAAATTCAGCTAAAACTGGATTAAAAAATACTTCGCATTTTAGTGCATTGTATGCCGATGGGGGAAGCATAAAATATCCTCGATCAAACAAGGTTTACAAAACTTCAGTATCTGAACAAAAAATTAAAAAGGTAGTTGAAAAGAAAACATCACCGCCTGTTTCATCTGGATATGAATTTATTGCTATGAAAGAAGATATAGAATTATATGGAGCGCCGCAGTATTCTCACCTTCCGGAATGGGATCATTTAGGTTATATGAATGCTGTAGACAATGGTCAATATCCAGCTGGTACACAATTTAAAGTAAGGCATTTGTATCCAAACAATCATCTTATCATATATCAAGTATGGCAAGCTTTCTTTGGCGGAGAAAAACAAGGTTGGTCTATGGTAGACATAACCGATCCTACTGATGTCGCCCGATATGAAGAATTGGCTAGTAATAACAGCTTTGCTGGATACAAATGGTTAAAGAGTTGATAATAAGAATATAAATAGATAAAACAATCGAGAAGATATCAATATGGTAACAAGAGCTTTTTCAACAGAAGACGGCAATTTGGGAACTCCTAGTATTATTACTTCGGGGACGCGCATCAGTAAAGATATTAATCTATTGTTTACAAAGAAAACGAACGGTGATATTTTTAAAAAAGAAGATCTAGCATCGGTTAAACAAGCGATTAAAAATTTATTACAAACCAATCATCATGAGAAACCTTTTAAGCAAAACTTTGGTGCAAATTTAAGAGGTTTATTATTCGAGTTATCTGATGATTTTTTGGAATATGAAATTAATGAAGCGGTGGTCAATGCAATAAATAATTGGGAACCTCGTGCATCGATTTTAAATGTGCAGACAAAAGTTACACCTGATAAAAATAGTATATCATGTAGAATTGAATTTCGGGTAATTTCAACCGGCGCCGTCGACGTCATTGAAACATCAATAGCAAGGTTAAGATAAATGGCCACAAATATTACATCAACTCAATTAGATTTTAATGCAATTAAAACGTCATTAAAAACGTATTTTAAAAGTAAATCGGAATTTACTGATTATGACTTTGAAGCGTCGGGACTTAATAATATATTAGATGTGCTAGCATATAACACTCACTTTAACGGGCTAATTGCAAACTTTGCATTAAATGAATCATTTCTTGATACTTCACAATTAAGAGCTTCAGTCGTGTCGCACGCTGAAATGCTGGGATTTGATATTGCGTCAAAAACTGCTTCAAAAGTTACTTTAAAATTAAGCGTTAATTTGGCTGGAGTATCGGGTCGACCGACAGCAATTACTATTCCTAGTGGATACACATTTACTGGTGCAATAGACGGCACTAATTTTAGATTTCAAACTCGTCAAATTTATAGTGCTGCAGACGATGGAACAGGATTATATGTTTTTACTGACGCACTTAGCCAAAGAGAAATAATAGCATTTGAAGGAACTTCTACAAATAAAACATTTTATGTTGGAGAATCAACTGATAGACAAGTATATGTAATTCCTGATTTAAACATTGACACTAAAACTACAACAGTAAAAGTATTTAATTCTGCGACGTCTACTGCTCACACAGTGTACACACCTCTTAATCAAGCAGTAACAGTAAGCGCGAAATCAGAATACTATACTATAAGAGAAACGCCAAATGGATTTTATGAATTAAATTTTGGTGATGGTGTAACCTTTGGTAAATCTCCGGATGCTGGCAACAAAATAGTAGTTAACTATCTGTCTACTTCCGGAAGTTCAGCAAATGGAGCTACCACATTTAGTGCCAATTCTCCTATAGTGGTAAATGGACTTTCTTATACACCGACTGTTGTTGCTCTTACAAAATCAATTAGCGGAGCAGATTTACAGTCAATAGATACTATTAAACAATTAGCTCCGTCGGCTTTTGCGACACAACAAAGATTAGTTACGGCTCTTGATTATGAATCTATGATTAAAGCCAACTTTCCAACTATTACTGCTGTCGCCGCTTGGGGAAGCCAGGATAACGTCCCGGTAGATTACGGTAAAGTTTACATTAGTTTAGAATTTGCTAAAACTGTAACACCGGCAGAGAAAGTAAATATTAAGTCTAATATAGAAAATACATACATTAAAAATTTAAGTGTAATGGCAATAGGGACAAAATTTGTAGATCCAATTGATATCAGATTTAATCTAGAAACTGAAATCCAATGGGATCCGAATCTTACTGGATTAAAATCTGGTAATGTAGAAAATAGAGTAAAAGATCTCATTCAAACACATTTTAACACTACGTTAAAAGGTTTCGGTAAATCCTTTAGAAGATCAATTCTATTAACAGAAATCGATGCATTTGATCCTTCAATTTTGTCTTCAAAAATAAATGTAAAGCTAGTTACCGATTTAATTCCAACACTTAATAAACAAGCATCTTATAAAATATTTTATCCAGTTGAATTAGAATTTCCGGATGATGTATTTTTTAGTGTTCAATCAACCACATTTACTTATGGTGAAGCTAATGTTGTTGCAAGAATTAGAAATAAATTAGGTTCGTCATTGCTTCAAATCGTTGATGCAAATAACACTATCATTGTTGATAATATTGGTTCATACCAACCTAATACTGGTCTAGTTGAACTAAATGCATTTACTCCAAGAGCAGTTGTAGATGGAACGACATCTATTAAATTTACTGTAACACCTAGCGATCAAAGTGTAATAAAACCATTAAGAAATTATTTATTAAAAGTAGATGTTGGCACCCTTCAAGTTGGGGTCAAGATCGACTATCAAAATACAAATGTTGTATTAGGCTAACAATATGTCAATAAAAACCTTAAAAGATTTTAATAGACTACCAATTAATCTGCAACGCTCATCTGTTAAAGAGGTGCTTCCGGAATATTTTGCAGAAGAATATCCCACACTTATATTATTTTTAGAAACTTATTATGAGAGTTTAGATAATAATGGAGAGTTCGGTGAATTAATACACGATCTTTACACTATTCGTGATGTTGAAGATAATTCAGTTGCACAGCTTGAACAGCTACTTATTGAATTCGCACTAGGTGTAGGTGTAAGATATTTTAATAATCCACGAGAAATAATTAGAAACTTTGCTAAATTTTACAGAGTAAAAGGTTCAAAGTATTCAGCTGAAGGTTTCTTCAGATCTTTCTTTTTAACAGATGCTGAAATTCATTATCCGAAAAACGATTTGTTCTTTCTCAATGATAGCTCTTCAGAAATCGGCGTTGACGGTCAAAAAGTTATGCAGGATGGTGGGCTATATCAATTGCTATCACATCTGATTCGAACCGACGTTGGCATGCCTGAATGGCAAGAGTTATATAAAAAGTTTGTTCACCCTACAGGATTTCATTTAGCATGTGAAGTTGTAATTCAATCTCCAGGTAAGTTGTTTGAAGTACCTGCAGTTTCAGTTGCCTTCGATTTACCAGAATATATTCTACAAAGTGTTGCACCGATATCTAATAATTTTTTATATGATTCGCTCGGTGATCGACCTGTTGCAGATACTTTACAACTTGTTGATATTACTGCGTTGACAGATATGAATTACAACGGCGCTAGTTATAACGTAAGGCTGCATGTGAGACCTTTAAGCGAAGACGCTTATTTAAATCAAACTTTAGCTGTACTAAACACGCAGAGGTCTAGCATATATGATTGGGCATCACAAACAAGACAGATTTGGAATACTACTACAGATAGTGCAACACTAATTCGTGTCGATGACGCACCTACACATATCGGTGCAGATTCTTATGGATACTATGGAACATATCCATCATTCTATGTAGGAACCGGTGATAATCCAGATTATCTGAAAAAACCGTATCCATCTATTATTACTACGTCTCTTGCATATGCAGAACTTGGAGCAGCACACTTTGAAGCTGATTCTGATATGACACAACTTTATCCACTTTATGACTCAGATGTAGTCGTATAGTATGAATAAACTATATAAATATAACTAACATAATATTTTTAGCATTATAACTTTGAGTAAGTATTAAGAGGAAACTAATATGACAGCTGTCGTCACCGATAATTTAAAACATAGTATTCTAAAAACCCTATTAGCAGATTATAACGGTGCTAGTAGCGAGTTTTATATTGGTTTGTCACGATCTGAATATTGGGATAGTAACGATGTTGCTATTGCTCCAGTAAATTCAAAACATGACATTATAGATTTTAAGTCACGATTACAAGCAGTAAAACAGGTTGAAGCTGTTAGTTTTGTTGTGCCTCGACAGGACTGGACATACGGTACAATTTTTCCCCAGTGGGATGATAAGAGATCCGGCAGCTTAAGTTTAAGTAGGCGTTTCTATGTATTAACTGATAATTATGGAGTATATATTTGTTTAAGAACTGGTAGAAATAAAGCAGGTGTTACGCAACCATCTCTTATAAAACCATCGTCGGCTAATGCTGATCCGTTTGAAACATCTGATGGATATGTATGGAAATTTTTATACACTGTTAGTGCATTAAAAGCTAATTTCTTTTTATCATCACAATATATGCCTGTTCATAGACAAGAGACTGAGCCAGACTCTAACTCGACCGGCATTGAAATTAAACAATGGGAAATTCAAAATAACGCAGTTCCAGGTAGAATTGTCTCATTTGCTATGACAAATCAAGGCAGTGGTTACGGTACAGCTGGTCAATTTCCTACTATTAGTGTTATAGGTGATGGCGAGCTTCGTTTTCCAGGAGCAGGTGATTCTGCAAATTTGATCCTAAGTTCAGTTATAGATTCTGACACTGGTAAGATTACAGCTATTAAGACAGATCCTATCGGAACCACATTAAATTATTTAGATAGTTATACTGTAGCAACGTTAACGTTATCCGGTGGTGGTGGTGATAGTGCGCAAGCTCGACCAATAATTGGTCCAAATCCAGGATTTGGATTTGACCCAGTAATTGACTTAAAAGCAGATGCGTTAATGTTTAGAAGCAAGATTTTAGAAACTGATAACGATTTTATTTTGTCACAGGACTTTAGGCAAATAGGTCTTATCAAAAATGTGCTAGCTGGTGATTCAACCGGCATATATCGTGCTTTAACTGGAATTGCAACGCATCATATGAAGTTATCTCAGAAAACTGTTGCGTTTAGTAAAGATAAAACTATTCAAGGTGTTAGCTCTGGTGCTAAAGGATATATCGATAATTTCGATTCAAGTGCTGCCTTAGGAACTAGAATATTTTATCATCAATCTCCTGAAACAGGATTTAAAGACTTTTTATCAAGTGAGACAATTCAGGAAATCGATGGTAGTGGCGAAGGAACAATTGGAGATTCTGCCAATGTTACTGGTGAAGTAAATAAATTTAGTGGTGACGTATTGTATTTAGATAACAGAACTGCAGTGCAGCGTACTGCAAATCAGTCTGAAGATATTAAAGTAATAATCCAATTATAAGAGTAGAGTAATAATATGACAACAACATTCTCAGAAAACTTAATGAGTTCTACCTATAAGGATGATTTTACCGATAGTGCGGGTTTTAAAAGAATTCTTTTTAATCCTCGGCGAGCTCTGCAAGCCCGGGAATTAACTCAATCTCAAACTATTATCCAGAAAGATATCGAGCGATTCGGCAGAAATATCTTTAAAGATGGTGCTATGGTTAATCCTGGTGGAGTTACTCTTAATTCTGGTATTGAATTTATTAAATTAGATCCTACAGATGGGAATACCCCGAGTGTTTTTACTGATGCCTCAGCATTAGAAAACTTAGTTTTTACTGGATCAACTTCCGGTGTGACGGCAAGGATCATTCAAGTAATAAGCGGAACAGCTGGTGATTTAACAAATAATCCACCTACTCTTTATGTAATATATACCGGATCAGGAAGTATTACTCCAACAACTAGCACAATAAAATTTACTCCAGGTGAAACTATCACTAGCAGCACAATATCATACGCGACTCAAACAACCAATACTACCGGCAATCCGGCTATTGGTCAAGGCATCCGAGTATCTATTGCGGCCGGTGATTATTTCACTCAAGGATTTTTCTGCAGCTCGAAATCTCAATCATTAATGGTTTCGAAATACTCTAATGATTATACTGGTAGTGTTGGTTTTAAAGTTGTGCAAGAAATAGTTACTGCTAGTGATAATGACGCATTATTTGATAATCAAGGTGTGTTTCCAAATGTAGCAGCTCCTGGAGCAGATAGATTTAGAATAACGTTGACTATGATCGATCAAGCAAATGTAGGTGCACTCGATACTTTTGTATTTGTAGCTAATATTGTGAAATCCCAAATAGTTGAACAGGCAACAGGTTTTAATCAATATAATAAAATTAATGATATGGTAGCTCAAAGAACAGCCGAAGAATCTGGTGACTATTTAGTAAATCCATATTTTATGACATACGATTCAGCTAGCCTACTTACTCTAAGTGCAGTAGTAAGTCCAGGAAAAGCATATGTAAATGGACACAGAATAAATCATCCAGTTCAGACTGAATTAGCTGTTAATAAAGCGCTGACAACAAATTTAGATGTGTTGCCAGCTGGATCAGTTTTGCCTAGTTCGTCTATCGCAGTTGAGTATGGTAGCTATGTAATAGTCACCGCAGCAATTGCTGGAGCATTGCCACTAGATGGTAATGGCACAAAAACTACATATCCATTAGTAGAAATTCATAATAATACTACACCAAATAGCGCTACTACATTAATAGGTACTTGCAGGATTAGACACATCGATCAGCTTGGAGCAAATTACCGGCTGTTTATTTTTGATGTTAATATGACATCGTCGTTTAGAGCTGCTAGGACTCTTGCATTTAGCTCAGATGATACACACTTTGCAACTCTTGTGTTAGAAAGTTCAGTCGCGGTTCTGAAAGAAGCAAGTGAAAATAATTTGTTATTCCCGCTTCCGGTAAATCGGCCAAAAGCTATTACAAATATGTCCTTTTCAGCTCAAAGAAAATATAGTGGAACTGCTTCTGGTGGAGGCACAATAGTCTTTACTTCACCTGCTGCTGGTGAAACATTTTCCAATGCGAATGACTGGGTAGTAATGTCAAATGGTGTTAGACTTGCAAATTCAGCATGGGGAATAACATCAGGTGGTGTAGCTACACAATCAGTTACTGTAGGTGGATCAGGTATTAGTGCGGGTCACGCAGTTGAAGCCATCGTTTACATACAACAAAGTGCGGTTATTAGAACTAAAACTGTTACAGCAGTTACATCTACAATTGCAATTGATGGAACAACCTTTATCGCTCCTCTTGGCAAAAATGATGTAATAGAAATGGTTACTATTAAAGCAGGGACTTCAAGCGGAGATAATGTTTCAGATCAATTTACTTTTGATAATGGTCAAAGAGATGGTTTTTATGGACAAGGGCAATTAATTAGAAAATCTACTAGCAGTTTAACAGGTAACCTCTATGTAGAATTTACGCATTATTCACATTCGTCCGGAAACTGCTTTGCAGTTAATTCATATCCAGCACCATACGGTTCTATTCCATCACATAGACTAAGAGATGGAAGCATAATTGAATTAAGAGATGTTCTTGATTTTAGATCGGCTAAAAAAGCTAATGGAACATTTGACGATGCTGGTGGTGCAGCTGGAGGTGTGTTAAGTGAATTACCTCAAAATGATACAATTATCTTAGCAAAAGTTGAACACTTTCTTCCAAGGCAAGATAGGATTGTTGTTGGAGAAAATGGTGTAATTAAAAATTTAGAAGGTGTGCCGAGTATTTTACCTAAACTTCCGTACTTACCACCAAAAACTTTAGAATTATATAGAACATCATTAAATGGTGGAACAACTTCAATAAGTGATATGACTGTCCAGTATTTGGAAAATAAAGGTTATACCATGAGAGATATTGGTAAAATTGATAAACGTATTGATCTTCTTGAAGAAACTGTTGCACTTAGCTTGCTTGAACTAGATACTAGTCAATTAGAAGTACTTGATGGTAGCGGTAATAATAGAACAAAATCTGGTTTCTTGGTTGATAACTTTAAAGATCAGTTTCATTCTGATACATCAAATGATGAGTATAAGGCATCCATTAATCCTAAAACTATGACATTACATCCAGCATTCAGTGAAACCAACGTGGGTCTGATTTATGATAATACTGCTTCAACAAATACAGTTTTGAAAGGTGATAACGTATATCTTGCTCACACGAATTCACCATATATAAGTCAAAGTAAAGCGTCAAGAACTGAAAACGTTAATCCGTTTATGCTTTCTTCATATACCGGTTCTGTAACACTTTCTCCTCAGTCAGATGAATGGAAAGTAGATCAAATCGCCGCAGCAAAAATTATTGATGGCGGTACTAGATTAAATACTAATCAAGCACAATTGCATGATCAGTCTGAATGGGGTTGGTTAGGAACCGATATTAACGGATTAGAAGTCGGTGATCAAACCTCGGCAATTACTGGCACACAACAAACTAGTACATCGTTTTTCTCTCAACAATCAAACAACTGGTTAACTTCTGGATTTGATACAACAACATCAGCACTTGTAAACAGAGTTGTAGCATCTGAAACAATAAGAACAAGCTTAGGATCTAAAATAATTGATATAGCGCTTATTCCGTTTATGAGAAGCCGACGTGTTTTCTTTGAGGCTGTTGGTATAAGACCGAATGCTCAAATGTTTGCTTACTTAAATGGCAAAAAAATTACTGACTTTGTAAGATCTGAAAATTTTTCACGGATCAATAATGCAAGAGTTGAGTATGAAAGTCCAAATTTATTGACTGCACATCCAGCCGGGGCAAGTTCTCTTATTTCTTCTGGAGCAGGAACACTGACTGGATCATTTTTTATTCCTCATAACAGTACTACTAAGTTTAGATCTGGAAATGCAGAATTTAAAATACTTGATGTAACTGAAACAATTGAAAATGGAGGTAAGCCCGGATCTTCTGCTGTTGCAACATACCAGGCAGCCGGCCATATTCAGACATGGCAAGAAGAAATAATGTCAACTAGGCATCTTACAGTTGTAGGAACCCGCGTTACTACAGGATCGAGCCGAGTAATAACAAACAATCGCGCAACCAACCAAAATCCTGATCCTTTAGCACAATCATTTTTTATAACTAACCAAGATGGTGTTTACGTAACAAAGGTAGATCTGTTCTTTAAGTCTAAAGACACAACATTACCAGTATGGATTGAGATACGGCCGTTAGTGAATGGTTATCCAGCGTCAAATACTATCATTCCAGGCTCTAGAAAATATTTAAATCCTTCAGCAGTTAGCATTTCAGACAATGCTACTATACCAACAACGTTTGAATTTGATGAACCAATTTTTCTAAGTGGTAATACTGAATATGCAGTCGTATGTGTAACTGACAACACTAGTTATAATTTATGGACTTCATTTATGGGTGATTTTGAATTGGGATCGACATCGGCAAGAATTACAAAGCAACCTTTCCTGGGATCTTTCTTTAAGTCACAAAATAGTACAACATGGGAAGCCTCGCAAGAACAAGATATGAAATTTGTTTTGCATAGAGCAGTATTTAGTTCATTGACCGGCGAAGTTTATCTTAAAAATGCAAATCTGCCTTTAGCTCAATTGTCGACTAATCCTATTGTTACAACCGCTGGATCTGCAGTCGTAAGAGTTATGCATAAAAATCATAACTTATTTGTTGGTGATAAAGTTACTCTAGCCGGAGCCGGCACATCAGCAGTCGGAACAATTACACAATCACAAATTAATACAACACATACTATTACTCACATTGATCCAACTGGATATAAATTCACATGTGCTGGAGTAACTGCCGGTAATGTTACTGCCGCTAAAGGTGGTAACGGGGAAATGACGGCAACTAAAAACATTCAGGGCGATACTGTTCATCCTATTGTTCAAACATTAGCTCCTTCAAATACTTCGATAACGGCATCTGGTAAATTCTATAGCGGATATTCGTCGGTCGCACTCGAAACGCCTTATCAAGCTCCGGTTGATCCACAAGGTAATGCATTAGGGTATAGCTCAATAGCTCTTAATCAAAAGAATTTCTTTGATAGTCCTATTATGGTTGCAGCAGCAACAAAAGAAGATGCTACTATAGCAGATGGTGGCTTAGCAAATATTGACACTGCGTCAATAAAAATATCATACGTAACCGGAAGTAATTTCGTGTCACCTGTTATTGATTTACAAAGATGTTCAATCGCATTGACCAAGAATGAAATTGATAGACCAATTGGATCGGCTACTGCCGGTTATAATGTCGTATTTGATTATGCAGCAGAAACCACACCATTTAGTGGTAGCGCATTATCTAAACATATTACAAAGCCAGTAACGCTAGTTAACACTGCTGTTGGTTTAAAACTACTTCTTGCTGCTAATAGACCTGCTGGTTCACTTATTGATATTTACTATAAAACTGGAACTGAGGATACTGAATTATCTTCAACAAATTGGACCTTAGCACCAATTGATACGCCAGTGTCTATTTCAGATAATCCATCACTTTATAAAGAGTACAACTATTTAATTGGTGGAGATGACGGTACGGTTGAAGCATTTACTACTTTTCAAATAAAAATTGTATTTTATGCAAATAACTCTTCAAAGGTTCCAACAGTTAAAGATTTAAGAGTCATTGCATTAGGCATATAATATGAAAAGACAGTATATACAGATTGAAGGTCAATCGGAATTAGTTAAAGATATTAGCTCTGGTGCTATTTTAAACGTCAATAACGATTCTATAAATAAGGCTAGAGCTAGGAAAACTAGAGCAGCTGAAAAAGAAAAAGAACTTGTTGAATTAAAAAATGATGTAAATGAGATAAAACAGATGTTATCAGCATTAACAAAGAAAATGGTAGAACAAAATGGCTAGAAAAGTACACGTAGATCTAAGCGACACAATTAATGGTTTTCGACTAAAAACTAATACTATTAGTAATTTAATAGGCGACTTAGATAATCTTAGTGCTGAATATACTGGCTACGATTCAGATATAGTACAAGCTTTAAATTTTAGTAAAGATGTACGTCGTGCTTATACTGCCTCAGGCGGAATTCTAAAGACTGCCCTTTCCGGAAACCTTACTGGAGATTCAAGTGGAGTATTTACGGTAGCGGGTGGTCACGGTTTAACTCAAGAAGCATCTGGTCTTAAATTAGAAGATATGCCAGCGAACACTGTTAAAGTAAGAGATGCAGGAACGGCTGGGGCATCATCAAATAAAGCTGTTATTGATGAGCAAATTTTAATTGGTGATGGAACTGGTTTCACATCTGCTGCTTTATCTCAAGATGTTCTCATGACAAATGCTGGTGTTGTTACAATTCAACCTGACGTTGTGACTAATGCTAAGCTTGCTAATATGGCAGCAGTGACAATGAAAGTAAATGCGACAGCTGCAGCAACTGATCCACAAGATTTAGTCATTACACCATATGGAATCCCTGTTAGAGCTGGCACTGGGCTTATTGCTCCTTTAACAGTTAACACTAGCACAGTAGTCGGGCGCACATCATCCGGTAATATTATATCAGCTCAAGTAGCTACAGATCAAATAGCTGATGATGCTGTGACTTATGGTAAAATACAAGACATTGTAACTGCAAATAGAGTTCTTGGTAAAACGTCAGCTGGAACAGTTGAAGAAGTACAAATCCAAACTGATATGATATCAGATGACCAAGTTACTAATGCTAAGCTTGCTAATATGCCAGCCAATTCAGTAAAAGTTGGAAACAGTGCGTCAGCGGCAGGTCCTTCGGATATTACAGTAGCAAACACTCAAATTCTAATTGGTGATGGTAGTGGTTTTACCGCCGCAGGATTATCCGGTCATGTTACTATGACAAATGCTGGTGCGTGTACAGTTTCTGGAGGCGAAGCCGATTTTGTAAAAGTTGAGGAAAAAAATGACAATGTAAATTATCAAATACTGTTTAGTGATAATAATGGCACAGGTTATCAAAGACCTTATATTGATACTGACAACGCTCACTTAATGTATAATCCATCAACACAAACATTATCTTCCGGTACAATTGCTGGTAATGCTTCGTCCGCAAACTTTGCTGACCTTGCAGAAAAATATACTACAAGCGAAGAGCATCCAACTGGAACAGTAATGATGGCATCATTCAATGAAATTGAAGAAACTTCTCCCTGCACATCAAATGGAGTTCCGGTAGGCGTAATTTCAGCACAACCCGCTTATTTAATGAATGCGGGTGCTGATGGTCAAGCTTTAGGTCTTAAGGGAAGAGTTCCAGTAAGAGTAGTTGGTGCTGTTCATAAAGGTGATCCTGTGTATACACACCATAACGGCTGTGCTGGTAAAGAATTTAATGGCGCTATGATGGTAGGTGTTGCATTAGAATCATCTACTGCAGCTGAAGAAAAATTGATAGAATGTATCCTTAAAGTGTAAATAGCTGTTTACATTAGATTAAAAATGGTATATAATTAAATTATGATTAATAAATCTCAACTCATATCTGCACTTACTGCAAATCATATGTATGAACAAAATATGGTTTATGCTATAGATGAGCAAGGCCGCGAGCAACTAATTACTAGCTTTAGTGATTTTTGCCAAGCGCAAACAAAAAATCATTCTATAAAAATTGAACGTATGGAAAATTTTAACTCAAAAATATATAAGCATTGTTGGAAAATAAAAACAGATTGGTTGCATAGTCAGCATGTGACATGTCATCTATTTTTTGCGAAAGCCGGAGCGTATTCATTTGGTGTGCATACCGATCCTGATGACGTTATTATACATTGCTGTGAAGGCCATAAAACAATGATTGTAGATGGAACAACGTACACTATATGTTCAGGATCAGAATTACATATCCCAGCCAATACACCGCATCAAGCATTTAATGAAAGCGAAGCATTAACGCTAAGCTTTGGTTTAGAAAATTACACAGAGGATAAAATAAATAATGAACTGGCTGATGTATCTCAAGACCACGGAAACATGTCAGCTTAACTGTGCACATTGTTTTACAAGTGGAAGAAGCGGACAAAAGATTTATTGGAATCCATCTAAACTAATTGACTGGATTCAAAGATTCCGTGAAGAAAAACCATCGCCACACGACTCTGTTCATATGGAATTTCATGGAGGCGAACCTTTCTTAGTTCCAGTTGGTCAGATGCGAAAAGTGTATGACGCATGTGATGGTCTATGGGATCAAATGACATGGGGTGCTACAACTAATTTAGTTTTCAAATTAAAAGATCAGCATATGGATTTTATTAAAGGTCCTCTTAATAATAGACTAGGCACGTCATGGGATCGTAAAATTAGATTTGAAAATAAAACCCAATACAATCTCTGGCATAAAAATGTAAAAACGCTTTTAGCTGATGGTGTTACTATCCGTTTGTTTATTAGTCTTACAAAAGATACACT